CGCCGCTAGGCGAGGTGCTAGACAAAGCTGTACCCCCAGCACAAAATTTCTTTTGTACCAGTAACTAATTCCCTTGGATCTCTGAAACCTTAGGACCACTTGTAGTACTTCCCCCAGCCCTTTCGGCACCGGGATACGCACGAATGCACTAGAGTCTTCAGACAGAACCGTTTCCAGTCCGGTCATACTCTCTTTGACCATACCTATCATAATCACTCTCTCGAAGGACAACAGAGGTGTGTTACCACGTATTGATTACGGAACTCGCTAGAAAACACCCCGTGGGGTCACACTACGAGACAATCTACCTGCATATCGACCCATATAATGGGAAGACTTTAACGGTACCGTCTTCATGCGTCAAGGACACTTCTAATGAGCGCACTCAAAAGGTTATCCCTGAGAGATCCTCATTCCAACACGACGAGAGAGATCAACAAGGCTTAGGTCACGCCAACCAAGTGGACCATAGAAAAAGAAAATCTTTAGGGGCATAGCATATAGCTGTGTCGTCCTTGCACCAGTGAACTCAGTTGTTGAAGATGATCCACTGGCCGGTACACTGAGGGGCGAAGTTAAACTCGAAATTCATCGAAGTAAAACAGTCCTCGAGGGTAGTACCAAAGCCAGGGGCCTCTGCTCCGACTGACACACGCTCCACACTCCTTGTCGGATCCCTGATCCAGCACATTTTCCCACTTTTTTTTGACGGAAGCGTACAAGCTGTTCTTCGCCTGTGGATCTCACGATTTGAGAGGCCTAGGATTTTACCCCACTTAGTGGGGTACTTCACCCAGGTCGACGTCCACGGCTCTTCTTTCTCTGAACAGTTTTTTACTGGTTTCCAGGTTTCAGCGATGAGTTCACGTACGAACTCTTTCTCATCCACCTTCTCCTTTGTACGAATCCTTTTCCAATTTTCGGGTACGGAACAGGCAAAATAGCCGAGTTCAGCGCTTATGGGAGGGTCGAATGAACTATCTAATGAAAGATAGAAACATTCCCTCTCGAGTAAGCTAGCTCGGGCTAAAACCGTTTTGCTGACCACCATCTCCAACCCCCTCGTTACTGACCTCTGGGTCCATAGGATATGACGGCGATGTCTACCTAGGAACCAGGTTTGAAGTAACTCCCTACGCCTTCCGTGAAATGACCTCAAGGTATCAAAACGACCTTTGAGTTCGGAGACGGACTGGGGAGTAGTCAGTAGTGCGGTGGATCTGATGACAGGTGCCTCCCTCACACGCTTCGTACCAGCCACAAAAAAGGTGCTATTTAAAGAAAACCAGTTACGGGAAATGGCGGTCTTACCCTCAGAAAGAGTAAGACCCGACGACTTAACAGAGTTCTTCCAGACCTCATACTCACTTGGAGTAGAGCGGAAGACGATGTCGTCTCCATTGATCTTCACCGGAACTGAGCGGCGTGGGATCGCATAACGAAAGGCTAGATAGTTGACGAGGCAGAGAAGCGGGAACGACAAAGCATTCCCCATCATCTGACCCCTCTTAACGATAACCGATCG